CCAGATACTTCATACGAGAATAGCATGAGGTTTTGCGAACTCGAGCCTAAAGCTGGAGCCGTTTCGATTATCCATAACAAAAATGAGGTGAAACCAGAGATAAGGTGCGTATCGGGCACACGGCAATACTTTAACATCAGCGGAGGAATGGTTCTCCCAAAGAGGAGCGTAAAAATAATACTCGACTACTTCAAGGATAAAGAGTGGGATTATACCGAGGATGTCATCTGGTTGCTACTGTACGTCAAAGGATACGACCTTTATAAAGACTTCAGCTCATCCGCTATGCACATGGCAAATCGGAAAGGCCAGAACAAGGAGCTGACTGGATATAACAAGATGCGAGTGGAAAAGCCTCATATACCGATGCTTGAGGAATGGTTCGACTCCAAAAAAGAATATTCTGAAACACTTGGCAAGGAAGTTTGGAAACTCAAAGAGATGGCCGATATTAACGAGGCTGGTGTATTAGAACGAGAAAAAAATATCTTCAATCTCAATAAAAAGTATCGACCTTAAAGACTTAAAAGAACACAGATGTGAAATCAGATAGATGCTGGCTATAGGCTGGCATCTTTTGCTAAGGAGGAAACATGATAGCAAGTAAATTTAAATTCGGGGCTGGTACTGGTGTATCAGAAAGCCCACTTGTAAGTTTCGATAAGTCACTGTTAGATGCTGGAGTCGGAAATTACAACCTTGTAAAACTGTCAAGTATATTGCCAGCACACTGCGAACTGACTGAACAAAAGATAGACATTCCAGAAGGAAGTTTGCTTCCTGTTGCGTATGCAACTATATCGAGCAACACTTATGGTGACAGACTGGTTTCCACAATCGGTGTTGGATTACCAGAAGACGAAGATAAAGTTGGGGTTATCATGGAATACTCCACTAAAAATGTAGACGTTGAAGAAGCAATAGATACATTAAAGAGCATGATTTCAGAGGCTTTTGAAGTAAGAGGCTGGGAGCTCAAAAAGATTAATTTTATAAGCGCTGATGATGTCGTGAATGATGAGAGAACTCATACGACATTTGCTTGCATAGCTGAGTGGTAAAAATATGAAGTACATGATTCATGCTTGTAAAAAAAGGCTATGGTATGTCGACAACTTCTTGATTCCGAGCATGCAGTCGCAAGGCATAAGAGATAACGATATCATTTTATGGAACGATAACTCTGGAAAAGGCAACCTATACATGTTCTTAAAGTCCATGGAGGCCATTGCCGAGCTACTGCCAGCGAACGAGGCTGTGTGGCACCTGCAAGACGATGTTATGATTTCGTCTGATTTCAAGGGCGTAACTGAGGCTTGCTCAAAGGATTCCGTATGCAATGGGTTTTGCGCTTTTGAAAGGAGTCATTTTGGATATATTGGCTGGCAAAACCCAAAATGCAGATGGTTATCTTTTCAAGCGACACAGATACCAGTAAGGTATTGCGCTGGATTCATTGACTGGTGGGAAGATGAGATATTAAGAAAGAATCGAGAAGCGAGGAGGCGCAAAGAGAATAAGCACGATGACCATTTTTTCTGGTTGTATATGACAGAGGTTCATCCTAATGACAGAATCCTTAATATAGCACCAAACATCGTGCAACATATTGATTATATGCTTGGAGGTTCAGTGCTTGACAATGAAACCGAAAGGCGGATAAGCAAAGCTCGATACTGGAGAGAAAGTGAAGCAGAGGAACGCCTGTCTGAACAGATAAAGCAGTTTCTGAAAGATGAGGACGCATGGCAAGACCAAGAATAGATATAGATAGAACCCAATTCACAAAGCTCTGCTCGATACAGTGCACGCTGAATGAGATTGCATCGTGGTTCAAATGTTCCGAAGATACAATCGAGAGGTGGTGCAAGAGGGAACTTTCGATGAGTTTTGCGGAGGCGTATAAAATGTTCTCCGCTGATGGCAAAATAAGTCTGAGGAGGACTCAGTTTAGGATGGCTGAGACAAACTGCTCAATGGCAATATGGCTCGGCAAACAATACTTAGGCCAGTCTGAGCAACAGGATGTCAGAATCGCTACCAATGATGATGACACCATTAAGGCGATGGAGGCTTATTTTGAAACTAAGCAGAAATCAAGCTCTTGATTTACTGTGGGAGAATCCTGTCGAAGTCGGACATTGGGTCGGCTTTAAAGACCTAACCGAACTTCATAACGAATGGCTGAAGGACTTTCTGTGGAGGAAGGATGACCAAACACTACAAGGACATCGTGGGTCGTATAAGACCACAACGCTGTCCTTATTTTTTGCGTTGCACAGCATTGTAAAGCCGAATGAGACGATAATGTTCTTCAGAAAAACTGGAGTTGCTGAAGTCATTCTGACTACTGGAAACATACTTCAGTCTGGATGTGTCAATGAGCTGGTGAACGCAATATATGGCAAAGACTTAAAGCTACTTAGAGCTTCAAGTTATGCGATAGAGACGAACTTGAGGACTACAGTATCTGGCTCTGCTCAGATAACTGGTCACGGGTTGTTCGGTTCGGTCACTGGCTTGCACGCTGATATCGTAGTGACTGATGATATTGTCAACGTACAGGACAGGATTTCCGAGGCTGAGAGGAATCATACTAAGACAGTATTTCAAGAATTACAGAACGTAAAGAACCGTGGAGGTCGGTTCATAAATACAGGGACTCCGTGGCACAAGGATGACTGCTTCACTCTGATGCCAAACCCCAAGACGTATAACTGTTACGAGACTGGGCTGATGACACCAGAGCAGATAAAGCATGTCAAGGAGAGAATGACTCCAAGCTTGTTTGCCGCTAACTATGAGCTGAGGCACATAGCCGCTGAAGATGTTATCTTCCAGAATCCTCAGACTGGAGCTGAAGCGTCACTGGCCGAACAGGGTTGGGCACATGTGGATGCCGCCTACTGGGGCGAGGACTGGACAGCACTCACGATACTGGCTATACACGATGGCAAGTTCTATGTGTTCGGTAAATGCTGGAGGAAACACATAGATGATTGCATGGATGAGATAGTCGAGTGGGTCAATATGTTCATGCCTACAAAGATGTTCATGGAACGTAATGCCGACAAGGGCTATGCCGCTGGTAAGTTCAAAGAGAAGGGAGTCCGAGTAAGCTCATATGATGAGACGCAAAACAAGTATATCAAGATAGTATCGCACCTAAAGTTTGAGTGGCCTAACGTGGTATTCGTAAAGGGAACTGACGAGAAGTACATCGAGCAGATACTGGACTACAACGAGAACGCCTCTCATGATGACTGCCCAGATAGCTTGGCCAGTCTGATAAGGAGAGTTGGAAAGAAGAGAGACCGTGTTTGACGGAAGGGAACGGAATGTACACATATCAAGATTTGCTGGATGTAGGCAATGATGAAAGAAAACGTAAAGAGTTCGTAAGGCAGATTATCGCTGACCATAAAGGGTCAACCGATTATAGGATAGCGAAGGATGCCTACGAGTATTATTGCCACAGAAATGTAACTATCAATGAGTACCAGAAGCTGTTGTACGAAGTGACTGGAGAAGTGATACCAGATAACTACTCGGCTAACTACAAGATGGCCTCCCGACATTTCAAGAGGTTCGTAGTGCAAGAGGTCGAGTATCTGCTGGGCAATGGTGTGTCGTGGGAGAATGAAGGTACGGAAGATAAGCTGGGAACGAAGAGAGTGTCTTTTGACCGACAGCTTATCAAGGCCGCTAAAGAAGCTCTGTGGGGCAAGGTTGCTTTCGGCTTCTACGATAAAGACCATGTAGAGGTATTCAATTATCTGGAGTTCGCACCGCTGTATGACGAGATGAATGGTTCGCTCATGGCTGGCGTTAGGTTCTGGCAGATAGATGCTAATAAACCGCTGAGAGCAACACTGTACGAAGTAGATGGATTCACTAAGTACGTGTTTGACCCAGAGAGCGATACTACTGAGTTCGATGAGGATAAGAGAGCGTATATCCAGAAGGTCTCGATGACTGAGGCCGATGGACTGGAGATATACGATGAGCAGAATTATCCAGAGTTTCCGATAGTACCGCTGTGGGCTAACGAGGAGCATCAGTCGGAACTGGTAGGGCTGAGAGAGCAGATAGACTGCTACGACCTCATTAAGTCTGGATTCGCTAACACCGTTGACGAGGCTTCGATATTCTACTGGACGTTACAACACGCTGGCGGAATGGATGACAAAGACTTGTCTAAGTTCGTAAAACAGATGAGGACAGTTCATGCCGCTGTAGTTGAGGATGACGGAGTAACGGCTGAGTCGCATACTATGGATGCTCCGTATGCCAGCAGAGAAGCACTGCTTGACAGACTGGATGCAGACCTTTACAGAGATGCTATGGCTCTCGATACCGACAGGATTGCGAATGGGGCTGTCACTGCTACTCAGATAAAGGCCGCATATGAAAACCTTAACGCAAAGGCTGATGACCTTGAGTATCAAGCCCTCGACTTTATTCAAGGAATTCTGGCTGTCGCTGGGGTTGATGACGAGCCTACTTTCACGAGGTCACAAGTTGTCAACCAGTCCGAGATGGTATCGCTTCTGATACAGGCTTCTTCATATCTGTCTGAGGACTACGTTACTTCAAAGATTCTGGAGATTCTGGGCGATGGAGACAAGGCCGAGAAGATGCTGGAGGATAGAGACAAAGAAGCTATAGAACGCATAACTATCCCCGAAGAGCCAGAGAAAACTGAGAATGGCCAAGAGGAGACTCCAGAGGAGCCAGTAGAGGAATAACATGGACTATGGGCACAGGAAGGCGGATGAGGAGCTGAAGAAGCTCGAAAAGAAAATACAGAAGGAATACAAGCAAGCCGCTGAAGAAGTCCAAGTCTCATTAGATAAGTTCCTTCAGAGTTATGCTCACAATGATACCGTGATGCGGATGAAGCTGGATGCCGAGGAGATAACAAAGGCCGAATATCTGGCTTGGAGGCAGAAGCAGATACTTATAAACGACAAGTGGGTTGCCATGAGAGATGACCTTACTCGTACCTACATGAACGCCGACAAGGTTGCTCAGCAGATGATTCTGGAGCATAGAATGGATATGTATGCTCTGAACTTCAACTATGGCACCTTCGAGGCAGAGATGGCTTCTGGGATTGATACCGCCTTTGCGCTGTACAACAGAGATACCGTAAGGCGACTGATGATGGACAATCCAAAGCTGTTGCCGAGTCTGGGTGATAACTCACCTACAGCTAAGGCTATACGCAGAGGCAAGCTGAAACGGTGGAACGAACAACAGCTCCAGTCGATTACTACCCAGAAGATTCTTCAAGGCAAGCCCATAAGGGATATGGCGAGGGATATCGCCTTGACCGTTGCTGGCTCGAATATGGTACAGGCTGTGAGAGCCGCCAGAACGATGACTACCAGTGCTGAAAATGCTGGAAGGCTTGACAGCTTTTTGAGAGCTAGAGAGCACGGAATCGAGATGGGCAAAGTCTGGACTACTCGCCATGATGAGAGAGTCAGAAAGAGCCATAGAGAGATGGAGGGCGAGATGGTTGCACTGGATGATACGTTCTCCAACGGACTCATGTACCCAGCAGACCCAGATGGGCCAGCCTCAGAAGTGTATAACTGCCGTTGTGCTCTTACCAGAAAGCTCCTGTCTGTCAACGGAGAAGATGTCAGCGACATCATGGAAACGGACTACGAGTGGGATGGGGATTTCGATAAATGGGTCGTTGAACACTGATAGGGAGTGAAAAGTGGCCCAGATATACCGAGAGTGGCAAAATTTTAGCTCCGCTGGCCAAAACTTGCAGAAATGAGTGATTGACTGGCTGATGCTTAAAAACGCTCAGAGACGAAATTTGGAGGTCAACATGGAATTCACTATTGTTGCAGATAACGTAGCTGAAGTCATAGCAAAGACCAATGCCGCTATAGAGCTGTCTATGGAGGCCGTGTCTCAAGCTATGGGACAGTTTGCTGATGAGGAAATACAGAAGGCGATATATGATACTCCGCCTTCTCCGAACTATGTGAGGACTGGAGACTTGCAACGTAGCATATCTAACTCAAACGACAAGAATAAAGCTTGCGTAGGAACAAACCTACAGTATGCACCGTATAACGAGCTGGGTACATCTAAGATGGCGGCAAGGCCGTTCATTAAACCAGCAGTAGAAAATCACCAAGAAGAATACAAGGAACTCATTATGAGGACATTGGCAAGCAGTCTGAAATAGACTGCATTTATTTTGCTTCAATCCCGTAAGGGTGAAGATAGATAACCAATCACGAAGTACCGTGACCGAAGTATAGGAGGTTTACATGTTAACAAGAAAAATGCTCAAAGCTATGGGAATCGAGGAAGAGAAAATCGACCAGATTATCGAAGCACACACCGAGACTACTGATGCTCTGAAGGCAGACAGAGAGAAGTACAAGGAAGAGGTGGATGCGCTTAAAGAGTCGGCTAAGGAAGATGCCAAGACTCTGAAGTCTGTCCAGAAGGAACTGGAAGAACTCAAAGGAAGTTACGAGGAACTTGAACCGTATAAGGCAAAGTACGAGGAAGAGCACAAGGCTTTCGGAGAGTTTAAGACTGAGGTTGAAGCCGAGCGCACTACGACAAGTAAGACTACTGCTTACAAGGCTCTTCTCAAAAAGGCTGGTGTTTCGGACAAGAGGTTCGATGCCATTGTAAGACTGACTGACCTTGACAAGATTGAACTCGATTCAAAGGGAGAGGTCAAGGATGCCGACAAGGTGGTTGAGAACATCAAGGAAGAATGGTCGGAGTATATCGAAACCAAGGCCACATTTGGAGCAAAGACGGAGAACCCGCCTGCTAATACTGGTGGGTCAACTATGACAAAAGAGGAGATTCTGAAAATCAAAGATAGAGGCGAAAGACAGAAGGCCATCTCTGAGAATCACGAACTCTTCGGGTATTAAACGGAAAGGATTTATAAATTATGGCTAAGGCAAATCTTACAAAGAGTGCAAACATCGACACAACTGCAAGAGAGGTGGATTTCGTAGCACGCTTCTCGCGTAACTGGGACCATCTGAGAGACATTATGGGCATTATGAGACTCATCCAGAAAGCTCCTAACAGCGTTCTGAAGTCAAAGTATGCCGAGGTAACTCTTGCTTCTTCCGTAGGTGAGGGCGAGTCTGTTCCATACTCACTGGCTGAGGTAAAGACTAAGGACTACGCTACCATCACTCTGGAGAAGTATAAGAAGGCTGTCTCAATCGAGGCTATCAACGAGCACGGATATGATGATGCTGTCGGAATGACAGATGACCAGTTCCTGTTCGAGCTTCAGAGCAATGTTCTTGGCAGATTCTACAGCTACCTCAATGGTGGAACTCTTATTACTGCAAAGAGCACTTTCCAAGCGGCGCTTGCTGAGGCACAGGGTCAGGTCAGAAATAAGTGGGATGCTATGGAAAGAGGCATCACCGAAGTCGTAGGTTTCTGCAATATGCTGGACGCTTATGATTATCTTGGAGCGGCAAACATCACTGTTCAGTCTGAGTTCGGCATGAACTACATCGAGAACTTCCTCGGTTATAGCAGACTGTTCCTGTGCAATGCTAACCTCGTTCCAAGAAATAAGGTTATCGCTACTCCTGTAGAGAACATCATCCTGTACTACGTAAATCCAGAGGAAGGCGACTTTGCAAGAGCTGGCCTCAACTTCACTGTTGATGGCGATACTCCGCTCATCGGATTCCACGTAGAAGCAAACTACGACACTGTAGTAACTGAGGCTCTCGCTATCATGGGCATGACTCTGATGGCTGAGTATCTCGATGGTATTGCTGTCGTGGATATCGGTACTGCAACATTCACTGCTGTAGAAACTCCGACAAAGGCTAATATCGGAACTTACTTCGAGAAGGCGGCTGATAATACTTACTTCAAGACAACTGATACTGACGTTGTATCTGGAAAGACTTACTACACCAGAACTGTTACACAGGGAGCTTAATTATGTATAAGGTTGTGAAAATGTTCACAGACCTACAAGATAATAATCATCTGTATCAAGTGGGGGATGCGTTCCCCCACGAAGGTATGGATGTCTCCGAAGAGAGACTTGCAGAGCTGTCGAGCACAATGAATAAAAGAGGCGTTGTACTGATAGAGAAAGTACCAGAGATAGCCCCAGAAAGCGAAAATTTGACCGCTGAGGAGGTTGAAATACCGCCTATGGATGATGCTGAGGTGAAGCCTATCAAGAAGCGCAAAAAGGCAAATAAGAAGGTGCAATAAATGCTGACAATGTTATGCAAAGAACTACGCAACTGGTTCGAAACATCTAAATACTTTGGGACGTTCACTATCGAGAACGGCGAAATCAATCTGACTGACCTCGTTGCAGACGGTTCTCTGCATGACGGTCAGTTTTTTCGCATAATAGGGTCGGTTTTCAATGATGGAGTACATCAATATAAGACTGACGACATGGAGGTTCTGAAAGATGAGGTGTTTAGGGGTGCGATATGGTCAATGGCTGTTCCTCCTGCAATCATTGACTTGTCGGAGCGTATAGAGGAATGGGAAACCAAATACGGGGAGTCGGTCTCCTCTCCGTATCAATCCGAATCGTTCGGCGGCTACAGCTACTCAAAAGCCAGTGCGGGACAGGGTAACACTAATTCTACACCGACTTGGCAAAGTATATTTGCCAACGAGATGAACCAATGGAGGAAAATCTGATGTCACTATTAGACGATGCAATGGAAACTTGCGTGTTTCTGAATAAACAGGTGACTACTGACGGGTACGGTGGGTACAGGACTACTTGGGCTGACGGAGCAAGCTTCAAAGCGGCAATAGTTTTCGATACTTCGATAGAGGCTCGAACAGCTGAAGTACAGGGTGTTACAAGCAGATACACCGTTACTACCTCAAGAGCGCTGACTCTGGAGTATCACGATGTTTTCAAGAGAGAACGTGATGGCAAGATATTCAGAGTTACATCCGATGGAGATGACAAGTTTACTCCTCGGAGTGCTGGGCTGGATATGAGGCAAGTTACCGCAGAGGAATGGAGGTTGACATCATGAACAAAGTTCAAGCGATAAACAGCTTCTGGAACTCATTTGGAATACCAGCTTTTGAGAATACTACAGTACCAGAGGATGAGTCGCTTAGAGGCGACTTCTATATTACTTATGACGTTTCTACTGACAGTCTGAACAGGGCTGTTCCGATGAGTGCGTCTATCTGGGAACTGGAGTCAACCTCGTGGGAAAGGATATCGCTGAAGGCGGAGGAAATATCTGATGCACTTATCCAAGTGAAAACGATTCCGCTTGATATTGGGTATCTGTATATCTCAAGAGGACAGCCTTTTGCTCAAAGGATTAACGATGAAGTAGAGACTACAAGAAGGATTTATATCAACATTATGGCGGAGTTTCTTGCTCCGTAGAAAGGACTAAATATGGGAATGTTTACAGTAATTCCTCAGAGCACATTTGAGGAAATGCAGATGGACGCTGGAGTTCTGCTCAAGACTTTCAATCCAGCAGAGCCAGCCGCACCAGCAGATTCGGCCATTATTTGCGCTACTACTGGTGGTATCACTGTTAGATGTACCGCAGAGTATTCTGACCTCGGTGAAGATGTGGACAACTGCCCGAATAACATGAAGGAGCTGAAGCACCTTGATTCATGGGATTGTGGATTTGAATTCACAAGTCTGGGGACATCTGCTGAGTCTATCAAGCTGGCTCTTGGTGCGGCGGATATTACAGCATCGACCTCAAAGATTGTTCCGAGGAAAGACCTTGCACAGACTGACTTCAGCGACATCTGGTGGGTAGGCGATAGGGCTGACGGCGGCCTCGTAGCCGTAAAGCTGAAAAATGCACTGTCAACTGAAGGCTTCTCGCTTCAGACCACAAAGAACGGCAAAGGCCAAGTTTCAGTTAATCTGACTGGTCACGTTTCTATTGATGCGCAGAGCGAGATGCCAATGGAATTTTACAGTATAGCTGGAGCAGGCGCATAAGAGACGCAACTAAGGAGGAGATACGATGAAAACACTTGCTAACTGCACACCAAGAGAGTTCCTTGTCCAGACCAACAGAATCAGAATTGCGGTTGAGAAGTGGCTCAACGATACAAAGATTCTGGAGATAAGAGAACGTAGGCCAGAACTGCCAGAGCTGAAAAAGCCGAAGAACAAAGAAGAGCTTGAAGTAAACAAGGAACTGAGCGACAAGGCTCTCGCTGAGCAGATTCGAAAGAACGCTTTTGATATGCTGGGGGCTATGCTTGATGACAACCTTGATGAGACTTTGACGCTTCTTGCGTTAGTTTGCTTCATTGAACCAGAAGATATTGACAAGTATACGATGTCAGAACTTCTTGGTGGCATAACTGAAGTTCTGAATGACGAAAGTGTGATTGGTTTTTTCGTTTCGTTGGTCAAGCTGGCGGGTTAGAGTATGGACAATGTGCTACGAGCGTAGACCTTGAAAAACTCGACCTTTTTGGGAGGTTCTACCTCATAGAGCATTGTGTGTATGTATATAACGAAAAGCAGACCAGAAGGGTTTACGAAATATATGTGACTGATAGGCTCAAAGCCATAAACGACAGCATTGCAGAAAGGCTTGGAGGCATGACTGCTTCAAATAGATATGCTGACATCCTTGATATGATGCTGAAGGACAATGAACCAGAGGTCACAGCAGAGCAAGTGATTTCGTCTATCTCCGATAAACTGGAAAGGTTAAACAACGATGACAGTATTTGAATTAATGGCCACTCTGACGCTTGATTCGAGTCAGTATGAAAACGGCCTCAAGAATGCACAAAACTCATCAAATACTGCTGGAAAGAAGATAGGCGGAGTTTTTGGCAAGCTCAAAGGCACGATAGCTAAGGCTGTTGGCGTTACTGCACTAGTCGCCTTTGGCAAGAAGGCTATCGAAACTGGGATGGCCTTTGACACGGCTATGTCTCAAGTTGCCGCTACTGGTGGCAAGACAATGGAGCAACTTAAACAGGAGACTGGAGAAGTTGACCTTGCATGGGGCCACTTCTCTGGCAACCTTAGAGATTACGCCCTTGAGATGGGACGTAATACAAAGTTCTCCGCTACTGAGGCGGCTGAGGCTCTGAACTACATGGCTCTTGCTGGCTATGATACTCAGAAGTCGATGGAGATGTTGCCTAACGTATTGAACTTGGCGGCGGCTGGTGCTATGGATTTAGCAAAAGCCTCTGATATGGTTACTGACATTAGTTCAGCATTAGGCTTAAAACAAGCTGAAACCAACAAGCTCGTTGACGAGATGGCTATGGCGGCATCTAAGGCCAATGCCAGTGTAGAGCAACTGGGTTCTGGAATGCTCCGTGTCGGTGGTACTGCAAAGCTGATGAGAGGCGGTACTGTCGAACTGAGTGCCGCACTCGGTATTCTTGCAGATAATGGTACAAAAGGTGCTGAGGGTGGTACTGCTCTCAGAAATATCTTGATGTCCATTTCTGGAAAGAAGTTCGAAAAGACATTCGGCGCAATGGGCGTATCGGCATATGATGCCGAGGGCAAGCTCCGTAGCCTAAAGGACATCTTTGGCGATGTAAACAAGGCTCTTGATGGGATGACCGACCAAGAGAGAACCAAAGCTATTACAAGCGCATTTAATGCTCGTGATTTAAAGAACATTAATGCTCTGCTTGGCACAGAAGCAGATAGGTGGGACGAGCTTACTGGCGCAATTGAAAACTCCGAAGGTGCGGCTCAGCAGATGGCTGACACACAGCTCGATAATCTGGCTGGCGATATAACGCTGTTGAAGTCTGCTTTTGAGGGATTACAAATAGCAATTTCAGACACTGGAACTGGGCCATTAAGAAAACTGGTTCAAGGGCTTACAGGTTTTACTTCAGTGCTTACCGAAGCCATTAGTGCTGGCAGTTTGTCTGAAGTAGCCAAAGTGTTTTCAGATGCCTTTTCCAATGTCCATAAGTCAGTAATGGACGGCCTACAAAAAGCCTCTGCCGCTGTTACCCAATATCTACCTCAGATGATAGGACAAGTTCTGAATGGGCTTGTCGGCTTCTCCGCCACTGTCAGAGAAAGAGCTGGAGAATTAGCAACGGCTGGCTTGGCACTGGTCGAGAATATTGCTATGGGAATCATTAAGAACATCCCTACGATTATCGAGACTGTGCCAACTATCATAACGAACTTTGCTGGAGTTATAAATGACAATGCGCCAAAAGTAATCAGCACAGGTCTTACGATACTGAAGGCTTTGGCGGTTGGACTCATTAAAGCAATCCCTGTTTTGGTAGTTAATATACCGAAGATTCTAATGGCAATCTGGGATGTCTTTACGGCGTTCAACTGGCTGGAGTTAGGAGCTGGTGCAATAAGAAGTATTGCAAAGGGATTCCACACATTAGAAGAAGAACTGCCTAACATACTAAGGAACGTTGCTACGAAAGGCTGGGAGGCTTTCAAAAACATTCCGTGGGGAAGTGTCGGGAGTGCTGTTATTAATGCCATCGGCAACGGGCTGAAGGCTCTTGCTACACTACCGAGCACGCTCCTTCGAAGAGCCGCCAGTCTTGGCATGAAGGCCTTCACTGGTATAGCTTGGGGCAATGTTGGAAGGACTGTAGTACAAGGCATAGGCAGAGGTATTACAGCGGCTGTTAGCTTAGTAACTACGGCTGTTAGAAATCTTGTCAAGAAAATCAAGAGCTACTTCCCGTTCTCTGTAGGCAAAATATTTAGCGGTTGGATTCCGAAAATCAGTCTGACAACCCACAAGAGCGGAGACAAAGCTAGCACAAGTAGCAGTGTCGGAAGAACGTCATTTGCAAAAGCTATGTCTCAGCCGTATATGTTCAAGCGTCCTACTGAGTTCTATGCGGGCGAAGCGGGTGACGAAATGCTGTACGGCAAGTCTGCTCTTATGCACGATATGCGTGAAGCTGTATCGGGAGCAACTACAGGGCAAAATGTAGTAATATACAACACTATCACAGTAGAAGGAGCTGAGAGTCCAGAAGATTTTGCTGAAAGACTCGTTAGGAAGATGAAGCTCGATATGAGGGCAATATAATGGCAAAGAAAAAGAAAAAGAAACTTGTCAATCCAAGCGGGCTGTCAATAGCAAGAAACGGAGGTTCTTATACTCTGTCTTGGAAACGAGGCTCGGATTATACTCAGCAACAGTTACAGTGGAGCAAGGGCGGTGGTTGGAGCAACCTAAGCGTCAGTGCTGGTGCCACCTCTGCATCCATTTCTCTCGGTACAGGTGGCTCGTACAACACAGTGTGGTTTCGTGTAAGGGGCAAATTCAACAAGAAATGGTCGAGTTGGGTTACTTACTCTCTGAGGTATTATGCACCAGCCATGCCTACAGGCGGGGCATCAGTAATGACAGAGTTCCACAGAACTGCCTTTTCTTGGAATGTCGGAGTGTCTAGCTCTGACAGGTATCCTTTTAATCATGTTGAATGGCAGTCAATTCTTGTGAAAAACTGCAATGTAACAGATGGCTCAAAATTGGGATGGCACTCCTCTGCTTATGGGTGGCATGCGGGAACATCGGGAGTCACTACTGATGGTGCTGTGTACATAACCGAACTGTCGGGAGATGTTACGGAGGATAAGAGTGCGACAAGGTGGTTCAGAATCCGCTCTGTTGGATGTGCGGGCGCATCTGGTTGGAGATACATCAAGCGTGTATTTGCAAAGCCTATGCCGATAACCATCACAAGCGGGTCTGCTACCCAAGAGACTTCTGCAACGTATATGTGCAAATGTGCTTGGAATACTTCGCAGTCTGCATCAAGGCCGATAAGCAACATCTTAGTACAGTATGCTATAGGAACGCCTACTGAGAACATGGGGTTTAGCGGAAATTGGGAAGATGCTACTACCTCAATAGATACTGCTGGAACAGACTATTCTGTATTCACTATTGACGGAACTGTAGGCAAAGACCAATGCATTTTCGTCAGAGCGAATGGAAAGTATAGCGACAAAATCACGTATGGCCATCCGTATATCGTTCATTACGGAGAACTGAAAAATCCTACCATAACTGATGTGCAAAGCGACCCAAGTACTCATAAGGTCATAGTAACAGCAACCAACGCTTCTGATGTTCCGAATTCTTTTCTTGCGGTCATATACAGAGATAAGGACAATCCCGATGCTTCATATGTGTGTGGGATAATCCCTCACGGAGAAACGAGCGTGATGATTCAGTGCCCAGAATGGGAGTCTACGCCAGCCTTTGGCGTTTATGCCGTAGCAGGAAGTTACGTAGCCGTAGAAAGGGCTGACGGGGTAGATGCCTACAACGTTACTGCTCTGATGAAATCAGAGGAAATATGGCGTGGCGGAGATGTTCCCGTAGCACCAGAAAACGTAGGTGTTGAAGCTACTTCGATTACAGGCACGATAAGAGTCACTTGGGATTGGACTTGGGAAGAAGCTGACTCAGCTGTTATCGCATGGTCAGACCACGAAGATGCTTGGGAATCGACTGATGCGCCAGATGAATACACGATAAGCAGTCTGCACGCATCAAGGTGGAATATTTCGGGATTGGCAACAGGAAAGACTTGGTACGTTGCTGTCAAGTTGGTCAGAGGTGAAGTGAGTGGACCGTGGTCTGCTCCTATTTCGTTAGACCTTACTTCAGCACCTGCCGTTCCCGTGCTTACTCCGTCAAGTAGCGTCATATCTTCTGACGGAGACCTTACTCTGTATTGGTCGTATGTATCTACCGATGGTACAGGACAGTCTTATGCTGAGATATGCGAAGCCATTGTTGATGGGGAGAATATATCTTACAAGCAGTTTTTACCTACTGAAGACATCGAGGTAAACGAGACTAAGACGTATTACAATGACCAACATCTCCCTGTTGAACCGACAGGAGAAGAGAACCCGTCTGAGGAAGGATGGCTCGAATACAAGGAGAAAATTCTTGCTCACACCACGACAGAACAGCAAGTGACTATTAATGCAAAAGATGTTGGCTGGGGTGCTGGCGAGACAAAGTATCTCTGCGTGAGAGTAACATCTGCTTCGGGAAAGAGGAATGATAAGTGGAGCACACCGCTTAGTATCATCGTAGCTGAGAGGATTGAAGCTAGCATAGTGAGCACATCGCTTGTCGAAGCTACTAAGACTTACACATCGGTTGACGAAGAAGGTGTTGAGCATCAAGAAACGAGAACGTATCTCAAGTTGGACGAGATGCCACTCACAGTCAATGTAACAGGAGCTGGAGCTGGTGGAGAGACAACGGTCACTGTAGCAAGGACTGACTCATATCACGTAGAAAGGCCAGACGAAAGTGAGTTCTACGGATATGAGGGAGAGACAATAGCTACTGATACGTTTAACGGAGATGGCTCAGCAACTTTCAGAGTGAGCGACCTTATAGGCTCGCTTGATGATAGTGCCAAGTACAAAATTACCGCAACGGTAAAAGATAGTTATGGTCAGACCGACAGTGCTTCAGTCGAGTTTGAGGTTGAGTGGAGCCACCAAGCAAGTGCTCCGCCAGAAGCGACTGTTGAGATTGACGAAGAAAATCTTATCGCAAAGCTGTCTGCTACTGCACCAAGTGATGCTCTTGCTACCGACAAGGTTGACATATACAGACTGTCGGCAGATAAGCCAGAACTTGTCGTGAAGGGCGGTGCTTTTGGCACTTTGTATGTTGACCCGTACCCAGCGATAAACGGCGGATATAGGTTCGTAACAGTTACAGAAGACGGAGACTACATTGCTCCCAACAATATACCCGCTTGGTTGGATATGGACAGCGAGTGGGACTATGACCACAGCATTATAGACTTCAACGGACAGCAAGTTCTGCTCTATTACAACATAGACGTAAGCAACAATTGGGAGAAGGGATTCCACTCGACTCGATATCTCGGTGGAGCGGTCAAAGGAGATTGGGATGCTGGCATCGTCAGAACGTCCACAGTCTCAACTGTTGCTTTCACTGAGTATAATGCAGATGTCATTGAGGGGCTGAGAGACTTGGCTGATTATTCGGGAATCTGTCAGATAAGAACGTTAGATGGCTCAAGCTATTCTGCTGACCTGCAGGTTCAAGAGGACAGAGACCATTCGGATTATGGCACAAAGGTTTCGTTCTCTATCAGTGGAACAAGGGTAGACCCAGAAGAGCCAGCTGGCCTTACTTTTGAGCAATGGAATGAGGGCAATCAATAATGAATTGGAACAACGGATTCAGTGCAAGATATTATGCAACGGTAGTTGACCCTCAGTCTTGGGGAGACATAGAAACGTTCGATATTGTCAGCGGTTCTATCGACAGGACATCATCGGGGCTGAGGGAATCAGCCTCGTTGTCTTGTGTGAACAGAAGACCAAGCAGAGAGCAATGGGTTCGTGTTTACATGGACGCTAAACAGAGTGGTATGTCTCAGAGGATAGCACTTTTCACAGGGCTTGCTTCATCGCCAGAAAGGTCGATTGAAGGCTCTGTAGAAACGAATCCGCTTGACTGCTACTCTGTCCTCAAAGCATCAGATGACGTTCTGCTTAAGAGGGGATGGTATGCACCAAGCAATGCCGTAGGAGCAGATTTAATCAAGACCTTGCTCTCGCAGACTACGCCAGCTCCTATTGTCGTTGAGGAAGGCTCACCGAGGCTCACGAACTTTGTTATAGCTGATGATGGTGAAACTCATCTGACGATGGCTGAGAAGATACTGACTGCGATTAATTGGAGAATGCTCATCAACGGCGATGGTACGATAACCATTTGCCCAAAGGCTACTGAGGAATCGTGGAAGTTCGATGCAATAGACAACGATACCATTGAACCGAGCCTCACTGTATCGGATGATTGGTACAGTTGTCCAAACGTGCTGAGAGCTACTATGGGCGATACTTCGGCTGTAGCAAGAGATGACTCGCCTACAAGTCCTTTATCCACTGTAAACAGAGGGCGTGAAGTATGGGCTGAGGAAACCAACTGCAATCTGAACAGTGGGGAATCACTTGGCACATATGCTATGCGCAGACTGAAGGATTTGCAGAAGCACGCAGTTAGAATCCAATACAACAGGAGATACAATCCGACCATAAGAGTAACCGACAGAGTTAGGCTGAATTATCCAAATCCAAAGCATGATATGGTCGGTGTATATTCAGTTATCTCTCAGAAGATAGACTTGGGAACAGGAGCAAGGACGAGCGAGGAGGTTGAGTCAATATGAACATAGAATCGGAACTCGTCAAAATCATACAAGGGACACTACAGAATACTAACAAGACTTCAGCCTATGATACGAGTGCTGAGGTCAGAAGAATAGACGAAGAGAATGGATTAGCATGGGTGCATATTGCGGGAGGAGTTGACGAGACTCCCGTAAGAATGACGATGAATGCTAAGCAAGGCGATAACGTACAAGTCAGAGTTGTTAACGGTACCGCCTTTTTGATTGGGAATGCTACTGCTCCACCTACCGATGATACACAGGCTCTTGTTGCAAAGAAGGTAGCTACAAAGGCTGATGATAAGGCATCGGATGCCATTGATTCGGCTATGACTGCTCAAGCGGCGGCGGAAACGGCTGTTGAAAGTGCGGAGACAGCTGAGCTAGCCGCTTCTGTAGCACAGGCATCTGCTGATGTTGCTTCAACGAGTGCGTATAATGCAATGGAGAGTGCGGTAAACGCAAAGACTCAAGCAGACTCTGCTACTTCATCTGCGAACACAGCATATTACCAACTTGGGGAGTTCGAGAAAGTAATGAACGTCCTTAAATGGGTGTCTGAGCACGGCACATATGTACTAACGCAAGACACTGTTCCGCAAGATGGCAAGTGGTATTTTGAGTCTGATGGAGGAAGTGTTGTAACACCTCAGCCAAATCCAAGCCTTCAAGGATGGTATGAACTTGCCACAAGCACTTTTGAACTGAGCGAAGATACTGAAGTCGATACGCACAAGACATACTTCGAGAAAACGGGGGAAACAACATACTCGCCTATCGAATATCCTGTCGGTAATCCGCATGAGAGGGGATATTACGAACTTACGTCTGCAACGTATACAGCATCCGCTGACACGAGTGTGGCAGATGGAAAGTTGTATTTTACATCTGCTTACGACCTTATAACCAATCCTACTGCAAACCCCGCCTTGTTGGGGCTTTATGAATTAGAGGGTGTTGATGAAGCAGTAACGAATTATATATCCACGCACTTAGCTCTTACTGACGATGGGCTTGTAGTCCAAATGGACGAAGAAAAGGCAAAGTTGAAAGTAACAGCTACGGGAGTTGATATTATCGGAGCTGATGGTAGCATATTGGCGCAATACGCTACTACTGTTACTTTGGGGAATAGCAATGGAGCACATCTATGGCTCTCCTCGGATAATGGATTGGGCTTCTATGAGGGCGAGCATGATGCGTTGCATCCAGAAGTTAACAGAGTAGCGTATATAGACAGGTCAAAGCTCTATATCACATCTGCTGAGATTACTTCGAATCTTCGGATAGGTTCGTTCATTTGGTCTGTGCAAAGCCCAACAAGGATTTCGCTCAGATATTCACCATAAGGAGTAGAGATGGCAACAGTATATGGAAGTAAAGTTTCTAATGTATGGCGAGCTTATGCGACTGCGACTGTATCAAATACATCTAATACAATCTGTACTGTCACTTGCACAGCAGGTATAAATATTCCGACTAAAGGCTATGAAACGCATAGGTCGTTCAGAGCCACGGCGTACATGGCTGGCAATTCTGTTAGCGGTTCTGGCACGAAAGCAGACCGACTGTACAAGGGTGTTACTACAGTAGCAATTGCAACTAAGTCATATCAATTTACAAGAACGCACAGCGCATATGATGTCAATTTCCACGGGTATCTTGCGACACCTGCGAGTGGTTCAGTATCTTATTCGTCTACTACGAGCTATGGTACGCTAAGCATCCCGCCTAGACCTTCTTACACTGTATCGTACAACGCTAATGGTGGAAGTGGAGCACCTGCGTCAGCTACGAAATGGTGCGATGAGACTCTTACTCTTTCGACAGTGAAGCCCACTAGGACGGGTTACACATTTCTTAGGTGGAATACAAACAGTGCGGGCACAGGAACCAACTATAATTCGGGTGCCAATTATACAGCTAATTCTGGCGTAACTCTGTATGCGGTATGGCAAAAGAATACATGGCCTGTATCATACAATGCCAACGGCGGAAGTGGTACTATCGCAAATCAGACAAAAGTCTACGGAGAGTCGCTTACTCTGTCAAATGGAGCGGCGTATACACGAGCGTTGCACACCTTAGAAAGCTGGAATACTGCATCTAACGGAACAGGAACAAGGTATGCGCTCGGGGGAACATATACAAACAATGCCGCATTGACGCTGTATGCACAATGGCATCTTGATTATGTAGCTCCAACGCTATTCGATTTGAATGTATACAGGGTAGCATCACAGAGTTCTACTGAACCACAGGATGACGGAGAGTTTATCTATGGAACTGTATCGTATGTTAACGGTTATTTAGATGGATATCTTGAGTCAACTGTCAGTGTATACATAGACGATGTTCTTGCCTTCAGCACTCAAACAACGGATACAGGAACGGTCACTCAAACAGTAGGGACATACTCTAAAGACATCACACACATTGTGCGGGTGGTCATTGCTGATGATTATGGCTCTGCTACATTATCTTACGAAGTTCCTACTGCGATATATCCTATTGATTTGTATGGCTCTGGCACAGATGTATATATGGGCGTGATGCACCCGTATGTTGATGAACAAGAGTTGACTCTGCCAGACACTTACGTGGATGGGGATATCGTTCTGATGATAGACGATAATGCCGCAACAGGCACGGTTGACGGAGACTTGTATGATGCACTTGACACTTTAGGATGGATATAAGGAGGTTTTTATGTATCACATAATTGAAACACAGCAGAGAGCGGACGGTACAGCTTCGATTCTGACTTACCAAGAACAGACTGAGGCTGAAGCAATAAGCAAATGGCACGCTGTATTACAGTTTGCCGTTTTATCTGATGTATACATCCATAGCTGTGCAATACTCACAGAAGACCTAAAGGTACTGAAGAGAGAATCATACAGACACTATTCAGCACCAGAAGTCACAGAGGTAGGTGAGGAAGAATGAAAACGCTAGGGCTAAAAGAGTGGATTAAGAAGGTGACGCTATCGTTAGTTAAACCGAATTTCTATGTCGGCCAGTTTAGTAACGCTGTATCGACAACCACATCATACGATGTCGGTCATGATTTTTATAGCGTTAACTACAAGACCAATACAGGAAGATTCGTGGTGATTGGTTTCGTGCAAATGAAAACCTCAAGATTCACGTCTAGGGCGTTGATAAAGATTAACGGCTCAATCAGAGGAGCGGCAGGAACAAATAAGACATCTCTTATTACAATGACCCCGATAGCTGTCTATGAGGGAACGAGAGGCAATACATATTCAGTATCTTTGGCTATCGGTTCGCAAGACAGTGGTACGACCGCAAGTATAGAACAGTACAACGCCAGTTTTCTCTTCATTTTTGATTTAGGTGGGGGTACTGCGTAACCTCAGTGTTTTCAAGGCTTTTAAGCCATTTGAACGGACGATGAAAATAGAGGTAATAAATAAATGGGATTAATTATCAGTTTTATTGTAGGCTTGTTTATGGGCATGATGCTGACTTGCATTGTAGTTAGCGGAAAGGACAAATAATGAACACGGGGACAAAGATAAGAACTGCACTAAGAATAGCAGTATCACTTAATACTGCTGTGTATGCAGTAACAGCGGCGGTAGGACAACTCGGATGGGGATGGCTCACTGTAGCGTGGGCTGTGCTTACTATCATCAGTGATTTTGCCGTGGCATTTCTGACAACATATTTCAACAATGACTACACAGAAGTAGCGGCAAGACATACTGCTGAGATGAGACAGGAAAAAAGAGAACTCAAAGAGGGTTATATCGGAGACAGATTCTTCACAGAGGAGGTCAAGGATGAACAGCAAGATATTCAGACAGTATGATGGACCATGGGCTAAAAAGCCATATCCGACAAGAGGATGCACTGTATCTGGTGCGGGTTGTGGGCTTGTCGCTTGTACTCACATCGCAATCGAGCAAGACCGCTACAAGAATTGGACTCCAGAAACCCTCAGACCATATATGCTGAAATACGCCGTAGCTGGTCAAGGAACCACTTGGGACGGAATCACAAAGACACTTCAGTATCTCGGGCACAAGGTCAAATACATCACCGAATCAACGCCAATGAAAGATGCTTTTGCGGAGCTTAATAAGGGCAACCGCATTGGCATCATTCTTTTTTACGGCGGTTATTCAAAGAGATATAAGAAGTGGTACAGAACACCAGACGGAACTGTGTGGACGGGAAATGGACATTACATGATGTTTGGTGAGTATAAGTACGAGAACAATAAGCATTGGTTCAACATGAAAGATTCTGGCGGACGTAAGCACGACGGGTGGTATTCATATGAGAAATCAATGAAAGGGTGCGTAGGTCAAATGTGGATTGTCGAGAGAATCAATCCAATCAAGGCTACTGTTCCTACAGTGAAGCCAGCCGTAACCGCTGATGGCAAGCTTGTTGTTGATGGTGTCGGAGGCTCGGCTACTGTAAAGGCGATGCAGAGATTCTTTGGCACTACACAAGATGGCGAACTCAGCGGTCAGTCCAAGACTTGCTCGAAATATTATCCATCACTCAAGGCAGTCGAATATGGTAAAGGCGGTTCGCCTTGCGTGAAGAAACTTCAGAAGTGGGTCGGTGCTAATGAGGACGGAATCATAGGGCAGATAACTGTCAAACTGTGGCAAAAAAAGATAGGCGTTAAACAGGACGGTATATTTGGAACGGAGTCTATGAAGGCTTGGCAGAAGTATCTGAACGAGCACGATAAGGCTGTATATCCGACACCAACTCCGAAGCCACAGCCTACTCCGACCACAAAGACGCAAGGTGACAAGATAGCTGACACTGCCAAGTCGTATGTAGGTAAAGTCAAGTATGTCAAGGGTGGCACATCACTCAAGACAGGATGCGACTGTACAGGCTTTGTGCAAGCAGTACACAAGTTACATGGCATTAAGCTTGATGTGCGAAAATCTTGGGGCAAGTCGGTTGGCAAAGACGTTTCTAAAGCTAAGCGAGGAGATGTTATCTTTTATTACATGAGCGGTAAACTGCACCATATGGGCATCTACGTAGGAAACAACAGAGTTGTCCACAACTCGACTTCACACAAGGATTGGAGAAAAGATTGCATCGAGTCCAATGTGAAGCTGTCGGGATTTAAAATAGGCGACATACGTAGGTGTTGGAAATAATACTCGGAGATGGGATTAACAAGGAAGTGAGGGGAAACACTTGATAACAGTGACATGGCAGAGCGCACTCGTGTGGGTGTTGGCAGTATGCGGCGGATTCTCGACAATCTGCGTAGCTGGCGGATGGTTAATCAAGATTATCAAAGGTCTGAGGAAACCGTCTCAAGATGTGCACGATATGCTTGACAACGACAACAAAAGAATAAAGGAACTTGAGAAACAATTCGGATTCGTTCTCAAGGCGATTTCGCTACTTCTACAGGATGACTTGGTGATTCTCAATCATCTAAGAACTGACAATAATACAGGCGAAATGTCAAAGCAAGAAGCAAAGGTACAGGAGTTTTTGATAAAGAGGGAACAATAGATGTACAGAGCAACAACACCAGAGCATACCTTCACACTGCCAGAAGCTGTTGATAACTACAAGGTTGTACAAGTCGCCTATAGGCAGAACTCAGTGAAGTTTGCAAAGACATATGCTAACGGGGAGTCCTCATCGGGAATGTCCGTGAGTGGAGCTACAGTGATAATCACCTTGACACAGGACGAGACAAAACGGTTCAAGGTCGGTGAAGCATCAGTCCAAGTTAGAGCACTGACACAGGCTGATAAGGCTGTAGCTTCAAAGAGGTTCACATTCACGGTTGAGGATGTAAACAACGAGGATATACTGAAATGAATATTTCATTCGAGAACGCACAGTACATTGATGTCGAGTTCTCGCAAGGAGAATCATTTGATGTAGGCTTTACAGGTGGCGGCACTCAAGAGGGCGTAGGGTTCAATCAGAACAATATGGCCTTTGATGTCGCCTTTTCTGATAGCCATCATTTTGATGTTGACTTTGGAAGCTCGGCACAAGTCAATCCGTATCAAGGCTCTTATGAGGTGACGCCAAAGGTGACACAGCAGACACTCCCTACCAAAGAGAAGTATCTGAACAAAGATGTCACAGTTTATGGCGTGCCTCGCTACGATACGAGCAACGAATACGGCACAACAGTTTACATTGCTTCGGAGGCAAACTAATGGCAAAAAACAAGATTATATTCGGCGGCGAGACACTTGTTGATATGACAGGCGATACCGCCACAGCTTCGCAAATCCTCAGTGGGTTTACGGCGCATATAAACACAGGTGAACAAGTAGAAGGAACTTGTACATACGACTCTGATACAACGGATGCCACTGCGGTTGTAGCTGAGATTCTTAACGGCAAGACCGCTTATGCTAATGGTGCAAAGCTGACGGGAACTATGCCGAACAGAGGCGCAGTCATCGGAGTTATTTCTGATGCAGATGATTCATATGTTGTTCCGCAAGGTTATCACGATGGCTCTGGAACAGTGACTATCGCCGCTACTGAGGTTGCTAAACTCAAGAATCACGCTAACATCAAGAACGGCGTGACAATCCTCGGAGAAACAGGAAGTTATTCTGGAGAGGGTGCTGAAGTACAGAGCAAGACGGTAACGCCAACTACTTCACAACAGGTAATTCTGCCAGACACAGGATATGATTATCTGAGTCAAGTAACAGTTAAGGCGATTCCTTATGTAGAAAGCGCAAACTCACACGGCACAACAGTAACCATAGGATAGGAGTTATTATGGCGGTCAACAAAATAGTTTTTGGCTCTATATCGTTGGACGTTTCCGAGGACACGGCAACCGCCGCCGATGTAGCACAGGGCAAAACATTCCATCTGAATACGGGAGTACAGGCTGTAGGCACAAATACAGGTGGAGGTTCTGCACAGCACATTTACTGCGGTCAGTCTGCGCCATCATCGAGCGTAGGTGATAACGGAGACCTGTACATGGTTCTATCTTCGGGAGGCTCACTTGAAGCATATCCTGCTGACTTTACTTCATCGAATATGAACAGTACAAGCCATTTAGGTGATTGCATAGGAGTCTCTGCTGAAGATGGAACTTCGACTTCAAATATCTATTCGTCTGGCTCATCGACCAATGGTACAGCTGACTACACTTTTGACCTGTCAAGCATACCGAGTAATGTTGAAATAACTTCAGTATCACTTCAAGTCAAGGCTCACGAGGAGAATGCGTCACGTTCAACTTGCACTATAAGGTGCTATAGCGGCTCAACGGCAAAAGGCTCACTCACCACAGTAGATGGCACATCAAACCACATCTACACTGTTGATTGTGGCTCGTGGACAAGGGCAGAGTTGGATGACTTTGTGATGCGCTTAACGTTAGGATATTACGGAGGCCTTATAGCTGGTGCCACTCTGACCATCGAGTATGAGGTTGCAAGTCCTCAATTCGATGTCACTTTGAGCGGGACTGCAAATGGTTGGTCTGTCAGCGGAGGAGGCATATACAAGAAGTCGAACGGCTCTTGGTCGGCTGTATCAAGTGCGGAACTTGACGATACTGTAGCCAAAGCATAGGAGGAACTATGGAAGATAAGAACGTACCTTACATCGTATATGAAGGCACGATGGCAAGATTCGAGAGGACGATTAAGAGACTGATAATCGCCCTCGTAATTGCAGTGCTACTGATATTTGCAAGCAACGGCTTGTGGCTGTACGAATGGTGCCAATACGATTATTCCAACATATCTGTAGATAGCGAAGATGGCGGAAACGCCAACTATCTACAGGCGGGGATGGATGGAGTGATAAATAATGCCGAGAATAGTGGTCAGAAAGAAAGTCAAGAAAAATAGGAGCAAGGTTAAGGGACAGAGATACAAGGTGCAGTCCTTTGGCAAAAGCTCTCATGTAACGATTAGACGATGAAACGAGACCTAACAAGTTATTCAAGAACTGAACTTGAGCATCTGATAGATGAGTGGATTATCTGTCGCAAGAACGCAGAAAGAGACAGATGTATTCTGAAGCGGAGACTACTCGATGGTGTACTTTTCGAGCCGTTAGCGGAAGAATTTGGACTATCTGTAAGACAGGTCAAATCCATCGTCTACAAGACTGAGGAACAGTTGTTCAGACATTTGTGATATGGTATAATAACAGTACCAGATTACGGGTAGAGATATCCATAATACAAGTCACCACACCAACCGAGCGTGGCGGTATATCCACGCAACATGATACAGACCTCACCTCTCTTCGGAGTAAAATGGTGGGGTTGTCATAGGGACATAGCGTAATGGTAGCGCAGAGGATTTTGGCTCCTCATGTCCATGTTCGAATCATGGTGTCCTTGCCAAAAGGATTGTTGTCACTCACATTTTTTAACTCCTTTCATACTTAGGGCTGGGGATGTTCCTCAGCCCGCTTTTTTATTGTCTCAAATATGCACGAAACTTGCCCGTTGCGTTCATCGTAACGGGTCTTTTTTATTGCCATAATTTCCACAGGAGGACAGGAATATGGCATACGTGGAATTCAATCCGAATCCAGCGGCACGCTCCGTTGGAGACTGCTCAGTAAGAGCGATAGCAAAAGCACTGAATATGGGGTGGGAGGCCGCCTACATAGCTTTGGTGATGAACGGACTACAGATGGCGGATATGCCTTCGAGCAATAGCGTTATAACGGCTACTCTGAGGCAACATGGATTCCGAGGGAGGGCGTTACCAGATTCCTGTCCTTACTGTTACACAGCAGAAGAATTTCTTGATGAGCACAGAAAAGGCATATATGTGTTGTTTTTCAGCAACCATGTTGCCACTGCAATTGACGGAACTCTCTATGACGCTTGGAACAGCTTAAAGGAAGTTGTCCAAATGTATTGGTACAAGGAGGACTAAATGGCATACAACTACTTTCCGAACGGATATCAGCCGTATTATCAAGCGCAAAATAATACGACTGCTCAGAACGCAATCATATGGGTACAGGGAGAAGCGGCGGCCAAGTCATATCCCGTAGCACCGAATTCATCAGTAGCTCTGTGGGATTCAGAAGCGAATGTAATCTATGTGAAGTCGGCAGATATGTCTGGGATGCCTTCGCTAAAGATATTGGATTATAAGATGAGAGACAGCGCCCCTCAGAGGACGGATTTTAAGCCACATGGAGACTTTGCTACCAAAGAGGATGTGGAATATTTGAAGGGCGAAATAATGGCTCTGAAGGCGAAATTTGAGGTGACGGAAGATGGCAAGCGAACTGTTCAATCAGATAAATAATAACGACTTTATGGTTCAGCTTAATAAGCTGAAAAGTCAAGGCGGAGACCCAAACCAAATGATACAGAACCTCCTAAACAGTGGTCGAGTCACGCAATCGCAAGTTAATCAAGCTATGCAGAGAGCACAGCAGATTATGAAGATGTTACCAACGAGCGTACGGCGTTGATGACTAATAAATTTCAAGGAGGAAAATTATGGCACTTACAGATGATAGCAACTTCACAATGCCAGTAGCGCCAATGTATGGTGGTGGCAATGGGTTCGGAGCTAACGGAGACTGGGCATGGATTATTCTGCTTCTGCTCCTCGGATGGGGCAATAACGGCTGGGGCGGAGGCTTCGGCGGTGGAATGGGTGGCTTTGCGGCAGATGGTGCGGCACTCTATCCATGGATGAACCAAACAGAAGTAGTCAATGATGGCTTCAGAGACCAAATGATGAACACAAACATCACATCAATCAGAGATGGAATCAGCGACATCTCAACACAGCTTTGCAATGGCTTTGCAGGAGTAAATGCTGGAGTAACCAATGGATTCGCACAGGCTGAGATTTCAGCTAATGCAAGACAGATGGCCGACATGAATCAGAACTTCGCTATGCAGACCGCTATGAGCAACGGCTTCTACACTCTCGGTTCTCAGTTTGCCGATTGTTGCTGTGAGAACAGACTCGCCAACTGTCAGACACAGAATATCATTCAGAACGAAGGCAACGCAACGAGATTCGCAGATGCCAACAACACAAGGGATATTCTGACTGCACTCAACGGTGGCATCCAGTCCATAAAAGACCAGCTTTGCGCTGA